GACACCATGAAACGCATTCCGCTCACCCCGGTCAGACTCACCGAGATCCCACTCAACCAGCGCATGCGCGCCGCACGCATCCTGTGCCGTGAAGCAGCCGACAGCGACGAGCGCATCAGCCTCCTCGCCGCCGCACTCTCACCATCAGACAAGGTCTACTTCGTTCCCGTTGCCGAGCTCGCCGCGTGATGACAACCGACGAAGCCGTGAACGCCGTCCGTCTCGTCGACCGTGCGAAACGCACCGAACGCGTCAACGTGCTGCTCGCAGGCACAACACTCGAACCGCTCGCGCTGCAAGCGAAAGCGTTCCTGATCACAGCGCTGCGCGAGCAAGGCGTCTGGCCGCAAGGATGCACGAGCGCGAAGTGACGCACGACAGGAGAACCCCACAGTGACCCAACTACGCGCCTGCCTCGAATGCGGCCGCCCCACCACCGGCAACCGCTGCAACCGCCCCCCCCGCCCCAAGCACTACGCAAGCACACACTGGCAAACCATCCGCACCGCACGACTCGACCACGACGGCAACCGCTGCACCTACCGCTACCCAGGCTGCACCATCGTCGCAACCACCGTCCACCTCGCACCCGAAGCCAATGGCAACCACCTCCTCGCCACCATCGACAACACCCGCAGCGCATGCCGCACATGTCACGGCATCGAAGACGCACCACGCGCAAACGGATACGAAGCGACAAGCACACGCAAGGGGGGGCGGGTTCGGACCGCGGGTTCGGTCGGCGCTGACGCTTACCCCGCTAAGTTTTCGCGGGCGGCTGGCAGTCTCTGATGGCTACTGCGGTTGTGCCCGCGGGCACGTCGCGGGTCTGTCCGTCCTGCGATAAGGAGTTCGTGGATCGGTCGCGGACGTCGCCGCGGACGTATTGCGAGACGTGTTCGCCGTTGAAGGCGAAGCGTGGTTTGGCGGTTGTGTCGGCGTCGCGTTCTCAGGTCGAGGGGGTGCCGTTCACGGTCGAGCACTTTCGGTCGTGGTCTTCGGGGCTGACGCTCGTCAGCGGCGAGTTTTTCGAGCTGGACGAGTTCGAGGTTGCGTTCGTCGCGGATCTTTTCGCGGGGATGGCCGCCGGCTGGTTGAAGGAGGCGTGGCTGATCGTCCCGGAGGGGAACGGGAAGTCGACGCTGGTCGCGGTGCTGATCCTCTACTGCGTCGAGTTCGCGCGGGAGGCGTCGATTCCGGTCGCTGCGTCGTCGCGCGATCAGGCGAACATCATCAACACGCAGGCGACAGGCTTTGTGAGGCGCACGGCCGGGATGGCGGGCCGGTTCGTCTGCAAGCCGGGGTTGCGCGAGATCGTGTTCGACAAGGTGTCACTCGCCAAGATTTTCGCTTCCGATGCCGGGACGGGTGACGGGATCATTCCGTTCCCGCTCGAGGTGATCGACGAGCTCCACCGGCACAAGACGCTCGAGCTGTACCGGACGTGGGCGGGGAAGCTCGACAAGGAGGACGCGACGCTGGTCGTGATCTCGACGGCGGGTGAGCCCGGGTCGGAGTTCGAGGACGTGCGTGAGGATATGCGGACGGGTGCGACCGAGGTTGAGGTGGATGGTTGCTTCGGCCGCTACGTCGGAGCAGCCTCGATCCTGCATGAGTACGCGGTGCCGGCGAAAGGCGATGTGGAGGATCTGGAGTTGGTGAAGGCAGCGAATCCGTCGTCTCGGATCACGGTGGAGACGCTGGCGGCGAAGCGCGCCCGGCCGTCGTGGTCGCTTAGGCATTGGCAGCGGTTGACGTGCAACATGCCGACGAAGACGGCGGCGTCGGCGATCACGGAGCGCGAGTGGTTTGCGGCCCGGACGGATGAGCGGATCCCCGAGGGTGAGCCGATCTGGTTGGGCCTTGACCTTGGGTGGAAGTACGACACGACGGCGATGGTGCCGTTGTGGATCCGTGACCGGGAGTTTCGGCTGTTCGGGCCGGCGACGATTCTTGAGCCGCCGCGGAATGGTGACCAGCTCGACGCGCATCTCGTCGAGGCGGCTCTCCGCGACATCCATCAGCGGACTCCCGTCCACACGGTCGTGATGGACATGACGAACGGCGAGCAGCTGTCCCAGTGGATTCAGGAGGAACTGGGTGCGAAGGTGGTCGATCGGACGCAAGGGAACGCGCTGGCGGCGCTCGACTACGCCCGTTTCATGGAGGCTTTGCGCGAGGGCTGGTTGTGGCATACCGGCGATCCCGGTTTGACTACCCACGCGTTGAACGCGGCGGCACGGCTTCTGCCGCAGGGGGACACGAAGTTCGAGCGGCCAAAGGAGTCCCGGACGGTTCGTGACGAGTTGCAGCGGCGCCGGGTGATTGACGCGTTGATCGCGGCGGCGATGGTGCACACGTCGGCGGCCGCTGATCTCGACGCGGAGGAGTACGAGCCGATCGTGATGTACGCATGAGGTTCGAGGCGTTTCATGCCGGTGTTGTGCTCGCGGATGTTTGCCAGATCGCCGGTGTCGCTCTGGTCGTCCTGGGTGTGGCGGACGTCTACCGTCCTGCCGCGTTCATGGTCGCGGGTGCCTACCTGATCCTGTTCTCGTTCGGCCTCGCGGAACGGAGGAGCACATGATCGCTGACACCCTGATGCGTGCCGTCCGTGGCGGAAGAGAGCTCGAGCAGCGTTCCGATCCGGCCTTGTCGATGGACGGCTACATGCAACTCCTCTCGAGCTTCGGTTTCGCAGGGCACCGCTACACCCTTCCCGGTGAGAAACAGGAGGAGATCGGCGCTGACTTCCAGGGTCTCGTCCGCACCGCCTACAAAAGCAACGGCGTCGTGTTCGCCTGCATGCTGGTTCGGATGCTGCTCTTCAGCGAGGCACGGTTCCAGTTCCGCCAGCGTGTCAAAGGACGGCCGGGCAATCTGTTCGGCAGCCCTGACCTCGCGCTGATCGAGACGCCCTGGCCGGGCGGCACAACCGGTGATCTGCTCTCACGGTCGCTCCAGTACTCAGACATCGCCGGGAACGCGTTCATCGCGCGCCGCCGCGGCGGCGTCACGATGCTCCGCCCTGACTGGGTCGACATCATCATCGGCTCCCCCAGCGACGAAACGGTTGGCGCCTGGGACGTTGACGCAGAGGCGATCGGCTACGTCTACTACCCCGGCGGCCGCCACGCGGGCCGTCCCAAGGAGGTGTTCCTGGCCGGAGAGGTCGCGCATTTCGCGCCGATCCCGGACCCGGAGGCGATGTTCCGCGGCATGTCGTGGGTGACTCCGATCGTGCGTGAGGTGATGGCCGACAAGGCCGCGACCGCACACAAGCTGGAGTTCTTCGAGCACGCCGCCACCCCGAACATGGTCGTGAAGATCGACGTGTCCGACCTGGAGAAGTTCTCCGGCTGGATCGAGAAGTTCAAGGAGCAGCACGAGGGCGCCGACAACGCGTACAAGACGCTGTTCCTCGGCGCCGGCGCGGACGCAACCGTGGTCGGCGCGAACATGCAGCAGCTCGAGTTCAAGGTAACTCAGGGTGCGGGAGAAACACGCATTGCCGCAGCCTCAGGTGTGCCTGCGGTGATCGTCGGTCTGTCGGAGGGGCTGGCGTCGGCGACGTACTCGAACTACGAGCTGGCGATGCGCCGCTTCACGGATCTGACGATGCGGCCGCTGTGGCGGAACATGGCCGGGTCGCTCGCCCAGATCGTCACGGTTCCTTCCGGTGCGGAGCTCTGGTACGACGACCGTGACATTCCTGCGTTGCGGGAGGACATGAAGAAGGCCGGCGAGCGGCAGTTGGCGCAGGCGTCCACGATCCGGCTTCTGATCGACGCCGGTTTCGATGCCGACTCCGTCGTGGACGCTGTGACGTCAGGAGACTTCGACCGTCTCAAGCACACCGGCCTGACGTCGGTGCAGCTTCTGCCGGCCGGGCAATCCGATATTTCAGCGAGCCCGGCGACGAACGGATCGAACTCTCTGCGTGCGGCCGAGTTGCTCGCCGCGCACCTCATCAGCCAGGAGGACTAACCAATGTCAGTCGGCACAGCCAACGCCTCCGGCGAGGTGGGATCAGTCATGCCCAAGGAGAACATCATTCGGGCCTACCGTCCGGGTGTCGGTCTTCGCGCCGCCGACGCTGGCGGGATGCCCACCCTGTTCGGCCACTTCGCGGTCTTCAACCGTTTTACGGAGATCGACTCGTGGTTCGAGGGGCATTTCATGGAGCAGATCGCCAGGGGCGCGTTCAAGAAGACGTTCCGCGAGAAGACGCCGAAGGTGCTGTTCCAGCACGGCCAGGATCCCCAGATCGGCGACAAGCCGCTCGGGACGATGGAGTCGCTCTCGGAGGACGCGACCGGCGCCGCCTACGAGGTTCAACTGCTCGACACCGCCTACGTGCGCGAACTCGTGCCCGGCCTCGAGGCGGGCCTCTACGGGGCGTCGTTTCGGTTCAAGGTGATGCGCGAGGAGATCGTCGAAGAGCCCGGCGTGTCCGAACAGAACCCCAACGGGATCCCGGAGCGCACGATCAAGGAAGCACAGGTGATGGAGTTCGGCCCCGTCACGTTCCCGGCCTACGACGACGCGACCGCCGGCGTACGGTCCCTCACCGACAGGTTCCTCTTCGACGCGCTCGAGCGCGACCCTGAACGCGCACGCGAATTGATGCGTGCCGCAGCGGTCGTGCGGATGGACAGCGAAGACTTGTCGACGCTCGCCCAAATGATCCACATGGGCGCTTGCTACATCGACGAGCAGGACGACCCAGGCGACCAGGTGAACGTCCCGAAGATGGAGGCGATCCTGGCCGGCCTTGCGGCACTCGTGCCGTACGAGGTCGCCGAAGACGAAGGCACGGAGCCCGCCGACGAAGGAATGAACGCGGGCCGCACCACGACCGACGCCGCAACCAGCCGCACCTCAGGTGACGTACCTGACGCC